GTAGCTGGCAGCCAGTCCAGCGGGCGAAGTGCCCGTCAAACTTCTCGGTGACGATCCAGCCTGTGGGGTCTTGCCCGGCGTAGTCGGTGCCGTGCATCATGGTTTTGTCTGGTGATTTCATAAACAGATTTATGGAAGGAAATGGAAAGGCCCGCAGTGACGCGGGCCTCGCCGGGGTTAAACTGTGAAGTGGTGATTAGACGGGCAGCATGTCGAAACCAAATTGGCACCTGGCTTCGCGTAGCGGGAACTCTGCCAACATCCCCGCGTCAACAGATACCCCTTTGAAAACGCCGTCACCGCCTGTGTCTTTCACACGGAACGGGACGCCTTCAAAGACGAAGACGCAGGAGTGACCATGCCGATTTTGGTTGCCGTCCGGTGAGCCAATGGCGACATAGTAAGCTCGCAGGAAGAGCGACCACTTTCCGCCCGGAACGACGTAGCAGGGGTCGGCGATTCCAAGGGTTCCTTCGACGCGCAGCGTAGCGCATTGGTGTTTGGGGTCGGTCTTGTAAAACGTCGCTTTCACTTTCATGTTCGTTTTCTTGTCGCGGCGCAGGGAGATGGTCGGCTTGCCGTTGTATTCGCCAATCGTCGGCTTGCAGGGCGCGGCGGCGGGCTTGTTGCTGGTCTTGGAGGTGGCGGCGGTGTTCTTGGTCTTCATTGTATTTTCCTTTTATTGCCCCGAGGGGCGTTTTTTGGTTGTGACTCTGCATTGGCTCCGGGCTTGTCACCGGCCCCCGTCCAAGCGGGCGGGGGGCTGCATTACCCTCACCGCGTCACCATCGGATTAACCTGGTCCCGTCCCGTTTCGTTCCTACTAAGGTGCTTCACATCGGAAGGCGTTCGGCGCTGCGTGAAAGTGCGGGGGATGTTCCGTTGGTGTGCGGCGGACCTGCGGGCTATCTCATTTGCTCCCGCAGGGTGGCTGACGGTTGGGTCAGCAGTTAAGAGGCTTGCGCCCCGTTCTTTCGGCTCGTCTCGAGGTCCGGTTGCTGCCTTCGCTTCTTCGCTTTCGCCAGCTTTGGCTCCCGGCCTCTCGGCCCCGGCTGTTTCGGACTTCCGGCTGTCCCCCGGTGGTTGGTCAGTCACCAGTCCAACTGTATATATGAGTATATACGAGTTGCACAATGTGTCCATAACTATTTACAACAATCTAACTCACTAAATGGGGAAGTTATATTAACCACACTAATATGTGGCCGGGGTGCTGGCGCGGGGATTTCGGACAAGTGCCCTATATATGATGAACATACTATTGCATTGGGAGGGGGGGTGAATGACGAATGGCTAAACCCAAGAAAGGCGCGAAACGTAAGAGAGGCGCCGCCAAAGTCGGGGAGCGCGGGAAGGTAACCGGCAACGATCACGGCTAGGTCCGTGATGGTGATTGGCCGCCAGCCGGGCGGGGTCGGCCTGGCCGGCTGGCGGTTCTGTACTCATGTCCGTCGTACAAAAGACCTTTTCCGACATGGCCGCGCTTGCCAGGCGTCATTCGGAAATACTTGTGGCTTTATCCGGGGGCAAGGATTCACTTGCCGTCATGGACATTTGCGCCAAGTCATTCCCAAAGGTGCAGGCGTTTTTCAAATGGAAAGAGTTCCTGGACGAGTTTGGTTTCGAGGACAACCGCTATATTGACGGGCGGACACTGCTGCAAATCCTGCGCGGCTACAAGGCCCTGCTCGCAACGGACAACCCGTAAACTGGTTTATGGGTCTGAGCCCGCAGCAGGCGAAGAAGATACTGGAGGTTAACAGTGTCAACCTCGCCAAGAAAGTTGTCGAAGGGCATTTGCTGACGCCCAAAGAGGCGGCACTGTTGGAGGCGATAGCCGGGGCCGAGGGGGGCGAAGAAAACAATGGCGAGTCGGCGGGGCCTGAGTTTGCCAAGAACCAGACGGAGCTTGCGAACATCCTGGGCATCTCGCGCAAGACCGTCCAACGGTATGCGAAGCGCCAGGACTCGCCAACGCCCCGGAGTGATGGACGGCTCTGCGTGGCTGAATGGAGGGCCTTCCTGGCCAACCATAACGTGGATGTCAGCGGGGATCACGACCTGTCGGTCCTGAAGGCGCAACAGGTACTGCTCCAAAACCGAATCCTTCAGCAGCGGATTGACTTGAACGATGAAGTCACCGTCTCGGTTGAGGACGTGGAGCGGGACATTGCGGATTTGATTGCGACCGCCAAGTTCGTGCTGCTTTCCGGGCCGGCCTCGCTCGCGCCGCAAGTGGTTGGGGTATCCATCCCGGAAGCGGAGACGATCTTGCGGGAGTGGCTGCATGGGGCGTTAAGCAAACTGCAAGAAGACCCGCTCGGCAAGTCGGCGGCAGAGAAAGCGGAGGCGCAAGATGTTTAGCCCGGTCGAACGCGCCGCCCAGGCGGCCTGGAAACCGCAGGACATCCGCAAACCCTGGGAATGGTGCCAGGACAACATTGTAATCCCCAACACGTCGCCGATTCCGGGGCCGTTCCGGGCAGCCAATTCGCCCTGGGTCAAGGAGGTGATGGAGGTTGCGGCAGACAAGCGGGTGTCTTTCATCGCGGTCAAGTGCGCGGCTCAAAGCTCAAAGACCATGACGATGAAGTGCCTGCTCTGTTATGACATCGCCGAAGACCCCGGCCCGGAAATGTATGTCATGGCGAACAAGGACGACGCTGCGGAGTTTGTTCGTGATCGTTTCGTGCCGGTGCTCAACAACTGCAAGCCGGTCAAAGACCTGCTGCTGCGGGAATCGAAGACGGGTTTCACCTTTCGCACGATGCCGCTCTACTTCGTCGGCGCTGGCAGTCCCGCCAAGCTGATGGGCAAGCCGATGAAGCGCCTGAAGCTGGACGAGGTTCGCAACTATCCCAAGGGGGCGCTGGACACGGTGTTAAAGCGCGTGCGGGCTTTCGGGAGCCTGGCGCAAGTCTTCATCATCTCAACGCCGGACACGGCAGGCGACGAGATGGACCGGGCCTTCAAGCGCGGCGACCAGCGCACGATCCACTTCCCCTGCCCGCAATGCGGCTCCATGCAGCAGCTTCTCTTCGAGAGACTGATGGCGGTTCATCCTGAAACTGGTTTACCGTGCCAGTGGGGCGAAGTGCCTGGGGCCAGGGAAGAGGGGAAGTGGCATTTCAGCGTGCTGAAGCCGGCGATCCGCTTCGTGTGCCCGAAGTGCCAACACTGCATCTCCGATACGCCGACTGAGCGCAAGACGATCTGCCGCACGTCGCAGTTCATCCGCATGAACCCCAAAGCTGAGCCTTCGGACGTGTCGTTCACCTGGAACGCACTGCTGCCCTGGTGGGTGCCGTGGATTGACATTGTTAAGGAGTTTCTGCTGGCCCGCGAGGCAATCCGGCTGGGGGAAATCCAGCCGATGAAGACCTTCGTAACGGAAACGCTCGGCGAATCATGGGAAGACCGCCTGGGGGTGATTGAAGACTTCGGCTACCTGGAGGCGCGAAAGGCTGAATACGACTATGGGGATGTATGGCCGGAAGGCAAGCGGCGGTTCATGGCGGCGGACCCCGGAGAGAAAGGCGGGGAACACTACTGGTACGTCATCCGCGAGTTCGGCCCGACCGGGGCCTCGCGCCTGGTCACGCACGGCATGGCCCGCACGCTGGCCGAGTTGGAGCAGATTCGCAAGGACAACGGCGTCCGCGACGGCGACGCCTGCATTGACTCCGGCTACCGGGCGCAACAGATATATCGCTTCTGCCTGTCGTCCCGGTGGAAGGCGTTCAAGGGCGAGGCTCGGGAAATCTACTTCGTGACTCGCCCGCATCCACAGAACGCGCAGAAGCGCATCACGGTGCGGCAGATTTGGAACAGGTCAGACGCCGTAGTCTATAACCCGGAGACCCATGCCCGGATCGGCAGCCTGCCGCTCTGGCTCTACTCGGACTTCTCGACCCAGGACTTGCTGGAAGAATACATGCACGGCCTGATTGGGAATTGGACCCTGCCGCGCAACACCGTGCGGGAATACTTCAAGCACATCGCCGCCGAGCGCCGCGAGCAGAAAGAGGACGGCAAGGGAGTCATCACGACCTACTATCACCGCTATGGGGAGCAGGGGAAGCGGGACTGCGAAAAAATCATCCTGGTGGCTGCAATCATCGCGTCGGCCCTGACCACGCCGCGCCCAGCGCCTCCCTCTGGAGAGCAAAAGCCGGATGGAAAACCGGACAATTCCCCACTTATAGATGGGCGAGATACGGACACAGGACAAGCGCGACAAGCTTAGGCTGCTTTACGCAGGGCTTCAGGCCAGCGGAAAGCGGCTACGTGAATCGCTGTACGAGGCGCTGGCGACTTGTGACGCGGCGCTGAACGGTCCTGTGCCGGGGACATTCCTCAGCAGCACCGCCGAGGCGGGCGGCAGCGTCTCATTTATGATGATGTCCGGTTTCTCCCCGATGGACGCCAAGCGGCTGATCGGTGAATTGCTGGACCTCTGCGATGCCACAATCACCGCCCTGGACGGCTCCCCGGAGGATGACACCACATACACCGATAAACCAGTTTATGCTGTCATGATGGCTGCCCTGGTTCCGGTGCGCCGGTTCACCAAGGACTACACCGGGTTGCGCTATGGCACCGGATACTACTCGGGGGCTTGAGCATGGCTACACTCCCCCCCATTCGCAGACTGGCACCAAGCCTCGCACGGGTCATGGCCCGGCTTCACCCGCTCACTGGTGCGGTGATTGACGTTCGCAAGCATGAGCCGACCAAGAACCTTTACGAGGCTGGCCGGCAATTCCAG